AATCTGGCCGGTCTTCGAGGCTTTCCAGACCCAGTATGTCGCGAAGGGTCTGATCCTGGACGCGGAAAAAAACTTCTCCGCGCCCTCGCCGACTGGTCCTTCGGCGGGGGCGACCGGTATTGCGCCGCCTGCGCGGGCCCCTGCCCCGACTGCCCCGCAAGACTGAACAGGCCCCAGACCCCCGAGGGCTGGCAGGTCTGGGACCTGGTCGGTCGCCTTGGTGGCCAGCTGCGCGTCATTCCCGGAGCGGTGCTCGGCTGGGATATGGGCGCAGCACTGGCCCTCGCCCGCGCGCTGGGCATCGACACCATGATCGTCGCCGAACTGCTGCCCGAGATTGAGGCGGTGATGGTGCGCAAGCTGAACGAACAGATGGAAGGAGGCCGCGATGGCTGAAAAACGTGTCAGCGTCCGCCTCGTGGCGGAGGGCGGCCGCCAGGTGCGCGCCGAGCTGGAAGGCATCGGCGACGCTGGCGCGCGGGGCTTTGGCCGCCTCTCGACCGAGATGGAACTGGCCAACACCCGGCTGGCCAGCTTCGCCCGCAAGGCCGGGATCGCGCTGGCGGCGATCACCGTCGCTGCGGTGGCGGCTGGCGTGGCGATGGTGCGGTCGGGCCTTGAGACCATCGGCGCACAGGCCGACATGGCCGCGTCTCTGAAAACGACGGTTGAAAGCCTGCAGGTGCTGACATGGGCAGGTGAACTGGCAGGCGTGTCGATGGGCGAGATCGAGCAGGCAACCAAGAAGCTGACCAAACGATTGTCGGAAGCGGCAGCAGGATCCGGATCGGCGGTAGGCGCATTGCAGCGTTTGAACCTTTCGGCCACCGAACTACAGGCGCTCCCCCTGGACCAGCGCATCGTCGCCATTCAGGAGGCGCTGAACAGGTTTGTACCGGAAGCGGAACGGGCCGCCGTTGCGTCTGACCTTTTCGGCGACAAGGCGGCGCTGGCGTTTCTGCGCATCGACCCTGCCACCTTGCGCGAGGCGGCGCAGGATGTGCGCGACTTCGGTGTGGCCGTCAGTGCGGCGGACGCCGCACAGATCGAGCGAACCGGCGATGCTATCGCCAAACTCAGCCTGATCTGGCTCGGCCTGACCAATCGATTGACGGCCGCCGTGGCCCCAGCGCTGGAAACCATCGCCAACACGCTGGCCGACATGGCGCGCAGCACCGGCCCCATCGGCATCGCGATCAATGCACTGTTCGACAACATCAGTCGCCTCACAACCTACGCCGCAACCTTTGCCACGCTGATGGCCGGGCGCTGGGTGGCGGGGCTGGCCGCCGCGGCGCTTTCGGTGCGTGGCCTCGCCACCGGCCTCGTCATCCTGCGCGGAGCACTGATCCGCACCGGCATCGGCGCGTTGATCGTCGGCGCTGGCGAGCTAGTGTTCCAGTTCACGCGGCTGGTCGCGGGTGCAGGCGGTTTTGCCGCCGCCATTGGCCTCCTGAAGGATCTGGCCCTCGAGGTCTGGGACCGCATTGGCCTTGGCGCAGCATCGGCCTGGTCAAAGATCGAGGCCAGCTGGGCCGGGCTGCAGGCCACCGTCTATGGCGCGATGCAATCCTCGGTAGAGGCGGTAACCAGCTTCGGCAACTCGGCTGCGGGCATCTTCAAGGGCGCATATGAGGCAGTGAAGGCGATCTGGGGCCAGCTGCCCGGTGCCATCGGCGATTTCGCTTTCCAGGCCGCCAACGGGCTGATCGGTGGGGTGGAGGCGATGCTGAACGGTGTCGTCACCCGGATCAACACCTTCATCAACGGCTTGAACGCGGCACTCGACCTCTTGCCCGATTGGGCGGTGGGAGAAGGTGGGGTGCGGATCGGCACGCTGGATCCAGTTGCCCTTGGCCGGATCGACAACCCCTTCGCGGGGTCTGCCGCCGCAGCCGGGACCGCTGCAGCTGAAGCCTTCTCGGCAGCGATGGCGCAAACCTATGTCACCACGCCCGACCTTGGCCTGAAGGGGATGGCCGAGGAAGCCACGGCCCGGGCAGAGGCGTATCGCGAGGCTTCCGGCATGCTGGCCGATGCAGCGGCACGCCCGATGCAAAGCTGGCAGGCGCTGAAGGATGCCGTCGCCGGGGCCGGAACAGAAGGCGAGGCCGCGCTCGACGGGGCCGCGGATGCCGCAGACCGGCTGGACGAGTCGGTGACCGAGGCCGGGCGCGCGGCCGGTGGTGCAGGGGCAGCTGCTGCGGCCGGGGCTGAAGTGGCCAAAACCGGATGGGAGGCGGCCGTGGCCACGCTCGCCGATTATGCCGCCAAGGCCCGCGACATTGGTGGCGATATCGGCAATGCGCTGGTCAGCGCCTTTACTTCTGCCGAGAACGCCGTGGGCGAGTTCGTGAAGACTGGCAAGCTCGACTTCGCCGACCTCGTCACCTCGATGATCGCTGATCTCGCGAAACTGGCGGCGCGGCGCTTCATCCTCGGCCCGATTGCCAATGCGCTGTCGGGCGCGCTGGGCGGTGCGGGTGGCATCTTCGCAAACATCCTGCATGCCGGTGGCATAGTCGGATCGCCGGGCCCGGGTCGCATGGTCCCGGCTATGGCCTTTGCAGGTGCTCCGCGCATGCATGCGGGCGGCTGGGCCGGGATCAAGCCCGACGAGGTTCCCGCAATCCTGCAGCGCGGCGAACGGGTACTGTCGCGCCGGGAGGCAGCAGGATACGGCCAGTCCAGCGGTGCCCCGAGTATCTCGGTCACCATCATGTCCCGCGATGCGGAGAGCTTCCGGCAATCCCGCACGCAGGTTGCAGCCGATATCGCACGCGCCGTGTCCCTTGGCCGAAGGGGCATGTGATGGCGTTTCACGAGGTTCGTTTCCCCGACAACATCAGCCGCGGCGCGAGGGGCGGGCCGGAGCGGCGTACGCAAGTGGTCGAACTAGCCTCCGGCGACGAAGAGCGAAACGCCAGCTGGGCCAACTCGCGCCGCCGCTATGATGTCGCCTATGGCATCCGGCGCGCTGACGATCTGGCAGCGGTTGTGGCCTTCTTCGAGGCCCGCAACGGTCGCCTGCACGGGTTTCGCTACAAGGACTGGGCCGACTACAAATCCGCGCTGCCGTCGCTGGCGATCACAGCGACTGACCAGCAGATCGGAACCGGGACTGGCAGTCTGCAGACATTCCAACTGTCCAAACGCTACACCTCCGGCGCGCAGACATGGGTCAGGACTATTGCCAAACCGGTGGCCGGAACCGTCCGCATTGCGCTGGGCATGGTCGAGCAGTTGTCGGGTTGGACACTGGATCCCACCACCGGCGTCGTGACCTTCACCACCGCCCCAGCGGGTGGCGTCATCGTCCGCGCCGGTTTCGAATTTGATGTGCCGGTGCGCTTTGACAGCGACACGCTGGACGTGACCCTCGACTTTGAACGGCTCGGGTCGATCACCTCCATCCCCCTGCTGGAGATCCACAGATGAAGAACCTCTCCCCTGCGCTTCAGTCCCATCTGGATGATGGCACGACCACCCTGTCCTGGTGCTGGCGGATCAGCCGCGCCGACGGCGTGGCGTTGGGCTTCACCGACCATGATCGCACGCTGGCTTTTGACGGCACCGCGTTTGAATCCGAAAGCGGATTTGCGGCGTCAGAGATCCGCGCTGGCTCCGATCTCGCGGTGGATGCACAGGATGCAACCGGCGTGCTGACCTCCGACCGGATCACGGAAACCGACATTCTCGACGGGCGCTGGGACAATGCAGCGGTCGAGCTGTGGCGGGTCAATTGGGCGGATACCAGCCAGCGCGTGCTTCTGCGCCGGGGCGCGGTCGGGCAAATCCGGCGGGGTCGGATGGCTTTCGTCGCCGAAGTGCGCAGCCTTGCACATGTGTTGGGCCAGATCGTTGGGCGGACCTTTCAGGCGGGATGCGACGCCCGGTTGGGCGATGCGCGTTGTGGCATCGATCTGGAAAACGCCATCTACAAGGGCAGCGGTGTCGTCACCGATCTCTTGCGCGACCGGGCGTTCATTGCTTCGGGGCTGTCCGAGTTTGACGCAGGATGGTTCACCTCTGGCACGCTCATCTGGACCAGCGGCGCAAATGTCGGACGCGTCACCGAAGTGCTGTCCCATGGGTTGGCCGATGCCATCGCGACGCTGAACCTTTTGGAGACCCCGGTCCTCGCCATTGCCGAGGGTGACGGTTTCATCGCGCGGGCAGGCTGCGACAAGCGCATCGCGACCTGCAGCGCCAAGTTTGCCAATGTCGCCAACTTCCGGGGTTTTCCGAACATTCCCGGTCAAGACGCGGTGCTGCGCTATGCCAGCCAGGACGGCGGCCATGAGGGGAATGTGCTGTGATGACCGCCGATCCCGCCTTGGTGATCGCCGTAGCGCGGTCTTGGCTTGGCACACCCTACCACGATCAAGCCAGTCTGCGCGGCGTCGGCTGCGATTGCCTCGGCCTCGCGCGCGGCGTCTGGCGCGAGGTAGTCGGCGATGAGCCATCTCCGATCCCACCCTATAGCCGGGATTGGGGCGAGCCCGAGCCGCGAGAAGTGTTGGCCGAAG